TGGGTCCAAAAGTTTCTTATCAAAATCTTTTACGATTGAAAATATTTTGTCGTAGATTACGAATGTTTCTGGCGATAATTTCCCGCTTAGAAACCTTTTGAGAACTATAGGGTGCCCTTTGGAACAGTTGAACACAGTTTCTAATTCGTTCTCTGAGAACAATTCCGTTGATTGTTCTTTGAACAAGTAAGTCAAACTCTGTTGTCTCCGCATCCAATCTGCGTAGGTCCTTTCTCCAGAATTGATAATTTCGCCAATCCATAAGTTGCTCGGGGAATCTGCTGCTACAAAGTTTGCTAATAAAAAGTCTACAATTTCTTTGTCTGAAAGTTTGCGCGAAGTGCGTTCAAAGAAATACTTATCTTTGCGACGGTTAAATGAAGTAACGGTTGCTCTGGATTTGCCCCCATACTTAAAAAAGTCATATTTACTGTTCGTAAAATGACTTTTCATCGAAAGATAAGTTTGGTATGTCTCAAAAGGACTCATAAAGGCAATTTGGCGCGTGATGTCCGCTTCATAAAGTTAAGACGAGTTGCGTCCCACTTTAGTTTCTCTTTCAAAGGTTTTGAAATGAGTTTCGTAACTGATTCTACCTCAAGACTATTGATTTCGCAATAATGACAAATTGCATCAATGTAGTTAAAGTTTTCTTCTGCTACAATCTTTTCAATCTCAAGAGCAAACTTAGAAGGCGTTAAAAACTTATTCTCGATGGCTTGTTCTAGTTCTTTATTTGGTTCCATAGAGCTCCAGTTTATCTCTAACAAACTTTCTAATGTATTCGGTGAGAAGTTTGATGTATTTTGCTTTGTCTCTTTCTTCATAAACGACGCATTCTCCATTTTCACAAGCCATAATGATTACAAGTTTTTTAACAGACAATCCTGTTAGTTCGTATAGCATACAACCATATGCCATACATTGAACAAAATAATGTTCGATCCACTCGCGTGGTTTTGGTTTTTTAGAAGTCTTAAAGTCGATTATTGCTAACTCGCCGTCATATTCGGCAATACAATCAACTGTCCCAGCAATACCCAGTTGCTTACTATATAGGGACCCTTCAAGGGCGTAGATATTATTTATACGATTTAAGTCTGATTTTGATATCTTAAACAAAAAATCAGAAAGAGGTTGAACTTCTGGTAGTTTCTCATTTTTAAGGTGATGTTCTACCAAAGTATGCAGATCTGTTCCACGACTGGTTGCCGCTTTAGTCACACGATCTGCTTCTTCTTCACCAACCTTTTTACGCCAGTTAACAAAGATTTCCTTGTTAAAGTGACTGGTCACCGAAGTAATGGAGACCAGTCGGAGAAGTTCATCTTCGTCTGGAACTTTATAATACCTTACACCATCAATGGTTTCACGCTCCAACTGAGGGAGTTCAATATCAATATGTTTAAACATTAAAATCTCACTCTCCCTTTATTATAGCACATTATTGTGTTTTTTTAAACTTCTTTCTAATGCCCTTTGCCTAATCTTTTCAATTGTCTCAGGTGAATGTTTTTTCCCATACATAGGATTATTTTCCCCATTTACATCGTGGTGATTTTCACTAATTCTTTTTTTAGTTTCATCACTAAGTTTTTTTCCTAAATGTTTTTCTCTAATTTTTTCTTTGGATTCTTCAGATAAAATTCTACCGGCACATCTTTTGTTTCCTTTAGATGCCTCACTCATCTTTCTTTTGGTTTCATCACTATGCCTTTTGCCATACATACCAACTTTTTTCTCTTTATGAAGTTTTTTAACTCTTTCAGAGCATTCTTGTCGGTATTCTTCGGTCACTTCCCAACCAAAAATTCCATCACCACCATCAGTTAAATTATAACCATAAGGAACTTTAGTATTATACTCTTTAATGTAATACTGTTCTAATTCATATGCTCTTCCAGCAGTATCAACTTCTTCAATCAATTCAATAAAAAATTTATCTTCACCATATTTTTGGATTGCTTCGGTCAAAAGAAATCCTCTTTTAGTATGTTGATAAAATCTTTCGGTAATAGAAAATTTAGTTATTCCAACATACTGTTTTTTATTTTCAAGATTTGTAATTAGGTAAATATTATAAGACATATTAGTTCGTGATAGTTACAACTATTTATATAAACTGGAAATTGCACGAACTAATTATATCATACTTCAACTCCAGTTTCAGATTTAGCAATAAGATATTCTTTAACTAGACCCGACCTGCATATATCTTCAATACCAAATTCAATAATATCAACTGAGGGCATCGCTCTTAAAATTCTCATAAAATCAACAATTCCATTACGATCATTTGTTTTTATAAGATCACTTTGTGTAGCATCACCGCAGAACATAATTTTTGAGTTCTCACCAACACGAGTAATGATAGAATCAAGCTCATGTCCTGAAAGATTTTGAAACTCATCTACGATGACAATTGAATTATCAAGTGTAGTTCCACGAAGGAATGAAGTGCTCCAGAATTTAATCGTTTCTTGCGACTTTAAATTACCATAAAGCATTTCAAAGTCAGCATCAGAAGGCATCTGGAACATATACTTCACCATATTCTTATAAGGAATCTGGTAAATATCAGACTTGTCCTCATAAGAACCTGGAAGAAATCCAATCTCTCTAGTTGCTACAAGAGAACGAACAAGATAGATTTTCTCAAAAGGAGTTCTTTCGTCTAAGACTTCACGAAGAGCATTATAAAGAGTGATAAAGGTTTTACCTGTTCCAGCGCAACCATAAGCAACAAGATGCTTTTGATTTGCATAGGATTCAAAAAGTTTCTTCTGATTCTCTGTGAGTGGGTCAATATCAACCAGATAATCAGAACTTAATGGTTTTCTACGCTTCATTTGACGAGTGGTAAGACCAACCCCGATAGGTTGCTCTGCTCTTTTTCTTCTAGCCATATTAGAGTTTCTTTACAGTTGAACCGGGCATTTTTTGAGCTTTTCCAAGAACATCATTCCACGAAGGATGCTTATTGGCCAACTTATCTCTCCATTCACCAACTTCTCCTGGAGAAGGGCAAGTAGATGGGTCAGACCAGTCACGAATCCAGTCTGGATTATCTTTTTTCCACTGGTCCCAAGCGTGGATACTCATTTCCACTTCTTTTTGTTCACCAGTTTTTGTATTCACTACGGGATATGTGGACATAAAGTTACGAATTCAAGATAATTTATTTAGAGTTTAAATTTGATGATATTTTCATAATATGATTAGTAAATTCTTCCATTGATAGATTTAATTTCATTTTATTACAAACATAACAACAGGAAACGCAGTTAGAAATTTCATATCCAATATTATTATTAAGTCTATCAATTCCATTTGTTGGAACTACTTTACCATATTGTTTTCCTTTTCTTTTTTTAGGTAGTTCTCCACAATAATAGCATTTATTGGTAAAAAAATCTATACATTCATCTAAACATAAATTAAATTCATATCCTCTACATTTTGCAGATGTTGTATATCTTCTCACCAAAGAAGTAAAATGTCCTAGTTCTGTTCTTTGCTTTTTTCCTCTTTCAATAGCACTTTTTTTCTTCAAACATCCACAACTTTTAGAAGCACCGCTACCATCACGAATAGAATAAAGACTTTTTTCAACGTGTTTTTTACAATATGGACATTCTGCAATAACAAAAGGTCTATTTCTTGCAAGTTTACCTACTGGTTTTACTCCTAAATCTTCAATTATTTTCCAATTTGTAATCTTTAATTTTCTATCTTCAAAATTTTTAGTGCTTCCTTTTAACATATTAGTCTATTATTAATATAATAATATTTATATTTAAATATACTCCAATAATTAAGGACTTAAACGTGCTCTATGAAGGCGTTTTTCTTCATAATATTTCCAAACATTTGGAGTCCATTTTTGGAGATGAGGAACAAACTGTTCGCAAAGTGCTTGAATTTCTAGTTGAGCATCCATTTTTGCTCGCAAGTCCATAATGTGAAGAACAGAACGAAGGTTAAAAGAAACCACAAAGTTCTGACGAATTGCTTGTGCAAGATAGTCCCTAATGTGCTCTTCACACATTCCTTTTTCGTATTTTGTTGCATAACGCTTACAACCTTCTACGATCCAGTTTAACTCATCTTGATAATCTTCTTGCGTCCAGTCATATTTCTTACCATAACGATTAGTATAAAAACCAGCAGGGCGAACATAGAAAACATCTTCTGGTTTTAATTCTCCACTAGCAACTTTTATTACTCTTTTACCAGTATAACGTTGCGATTGCACATCAAAGCTTACACCCACTCTATGGGTTCTTGCTTGCATCGCAACGTTATGAACATACCCAGACACAGAAAAAGTAATTGCGGGGTGTTCTAGGGGACCCCAGTGCCCTTTCTCATTACTTAAAAGACGTTCTACAACCCATTCACCACATTCGTTTGGTTTAGGAATTTGTTGGTTATGAATAGGAGTTTCGGAATAGTCACATTTTCCTGCCTGATAAATGACTTGTTCTGGAAGAGCATAACACTGCAACATTACCACTTCAAGATTTCTATCTAGTTCCAGAAGATCTTTTGCTTTAATAGGTTTCATTTCTTTCCAAATCCTTTTGATGTTTTTGCTTCAATTTGTGCGAGTTCTTCTTTCAGGGAACGCAGTTGTGCTTTCATCTCTCTGATTTTTTCATCAGTATAAAGATGTTCTTGCTTTACCAACCGTTCAAGAAGTTTGATAAGTTCTCGTGCTCTACTAGTCATCTAAATCAGAATCCTCAAAAATTTCATCGTAATCTAAAATG